GGTNTGAAGGGCTGAGCAGAGGATGTCTCTGGAAATGGCCTGGACGATATTTTCCACGAGCTTTGCCCCGTAGGTTTCCTGACGCTCCCAGCGTCGCCCCGTTCCGACACCTTCATAGGTAATGGATTCACCGCCGAAGCGGTTCTCGCCGATGCGGGGCTTGACATAGAAAAGCTCTCTACCGGAAGGAAGCGTGATGATGAGCATCCCGCTTTGATAACGAAAGCCGATACCCTGAACCTCAGTTTTTCGTCGTTCTTTGATGGCTGTCTTGGCGGCGCTGTCCACATCCCACCAGAAACGGACAATTTTGGGATTGGAGTTTCGCCAGGACTGAACAAGTCCAGGCAGCTCCTCTTCCGTTAAGCCCATCTCCAGTGCGCCCATCGCTATGAGGGCACCGACCGAGCCGCCATAGCCACAGGCGAGTTCGGATATCTTGCCTTTCTGTCTTAGATCACCATTTACACCGTGTTTGACAACCGGCACGCTGAACATCTCGCTGGCCGATTGGCAGTAGATGTCGCCACCCTCAGCAAAGAGCTTCATGCGCCAGCTTTCTCCAGCGAGCCAGGCCAGGACCCTTGCTTCGATGGCGGAGTAGTCGGCAACAAGAAAGATACGCCCCACCTTTGGCACAAAGGCAGTGCGGATGAGTTCCGATAAGACCTGAGGGACAGAATCAAAGAGGACTTCCAGAGCATCAAGGTCGCCTTGCCTAACGAGCGTTCTCGCTTCCTCCAGATGATCCATCTTGTTTCTGGGCAGGTTCTGTAATTGAATCAAACGGCCGGAAAAGCGTCCGGTACGGTTTGCACCGTAAAACTGAAAGAGGCCTCTCGCTCTGCCATCGCGGCAAACGCAGTCCCTCATGGCCTGATACTTCCTAACGCTGGACTTGGCAAGCTCCTGCCTTGTTTCGAGGGCAGCTTTCGCTTTGCCTGAAGCGGTCTCCAGAAGCTTCCTGACCGCCTTTTTATCGAGGGATTCAGTCTCGATACCCTGACCAGATAACCAGTCTTTCAGCTGCATAACGGAGTTGGGGTTTTCCAAGCCTGTTAATCTTCGGAGTTTTTGCAGGGCGTGCGCCCGTACTTCCTTGTCCATGCGAATGGCCTGCTCCGCCAGTTCCTTATCAATCAAAATGCCGAGATCATTGATTTGCTGGTCTCGGTGGTAGTTATCCCATTCCATATCCGGCATGGGAAAGCTCTCGAGTCTTTCCTGTATCGCCATTTCCGTTTCTACGTCCCGTTTGTTGTAGGCTTTATAGAGCTGCCATTTCTCCGGATCGTGCTCCGGCAGATTTCTCGTCCTGCCGCCGTTTGTTTTGGTCGGGTTACAGGGCATGGAGAAGTAGCGGATGAGGTCTTTGCCTTCTTTCAGCTTCTGCTTGTCGAGACCTAAGACCGAGCCGGCCTGTTCCAGGGAGAGCGGAAGCCCCAGATAGGCCGACCAAACCATGGAACAGCGCCAGCTTTCCGGGTCAAGGTAGTTCAGGTATTCCGACTCATGGCCAAAGGGCACGGTTCGCTCCAAAACATAGCCCTTTCGTTTCAGCCACTCGGACAGGCAGATTCGTTCAAATTGAGCGTTAAAAGCCCACTTGATCACATCGCCCGAGAGAAAGGCGGAGATGAGATCCACCGGTATCGCTTCGCCTTGAGCAAGGTCAATCGTCTGTACATCACCGCCGTCAACGGCATAGGAGATGAGGAGAATATCAAAATCAGGAGCCTCGACGTAGCGGTAGACACCCGCTTTACTTAGGTTCTCTGAAGAAAAAGTTTCAATGTCTAAGGATAGGTATTTCATAGGCACCTCTTAAAGCGAAGGGGCGAGGCTTTTGACCCCGCCCCCGGCAGTTACTCTTGCTGTTCTTTGACTCGCTTCCAGACAGCCTTGCCGAACTGATAGACGGCGTAGAATGGCAGGAAGGCCGCAAGTCCGCCTAAAATGAAGGCATTGAAGGCGATGTACACTTCCTTGAAAAGATCTGCAAACATCGGCCTGCCTCCTTACGACAAGAAGTCATCGTCATCGCTCAGGTCGCCGAAGTCGGACTCGGCGCTGGCACGGCTTCCGAGCGGCTTGCCGTCACGGATTTTCTGAAGGTTGTTCAGGCCGCAGGCGATGCCCCGATTGCCGTTCGAGTTGAATGCATAGAAGGTGATGGATGCCCTGCCATACACACCGCTGTAGACTTCGGAGCGGTCGAGAATCGGGTTCACATCGGCATCGACAATGCCAGGAGCTGTGGCCGAGTTGGCATTGATAAAGTAACTGTTGGCATAGGCTTCATCATCCGGGCGCTCTACGTCACCGTCACGAAGCGGCAGCTTGATGGAATTTAGAGCCGGCACCGTGCGGCTGTTTCCCTTGAGTTTGGCTTCGCCTTCCTTATAGGCGGCTTCAATGGCTTTCTTGATGGCATCCAGCGTCTCTTTATCTGACTTTGGAATGATCAGCGAGACCGAGAACTTCGGCGTACCGCCGTTGATGGATTTTGCTTCCCACACGTTGGCATAGCTCCAGCGTGTATCTTTGCCTGTGATAACCTTCATTGGATTTGATTTACTCATGAGTGGTTTCCTCCTTAAACTCATCTAAAATAGTTGTCATTTTCGGTCTTTTATCGCTGTCCGGTACCAGCGTCGGTTTGCCTTGTGGCTTGATAATGAGGTCTCCCAAGATTTCGCTGAATTGCTTTCGTCCAAGGAGAGTTGTCATGGCTGTGATGCCTAGGAGTTTCTTTTCATAGGGATCAAAGCCGGCTTCTTCTACTGCTTGGGCGACCTTGTTGTCGTCCAGATACTTGCGGTTTGACCTGCCCTCGACCAGCTTGAAGCCGTGCCATTTCTTGCCCGACTTGGCTGCGGTCAGGGCGTAGTCCTTGATGTCGTTTGCCCATGCGGTCAGCTCATCCAGCTGTCCCAGAATTTCTTCAATCTCCCTATCGGAGAGGAGAGGCGGTCTGGCAAACTCCAGCTTGGCCAGTTCGAGGTTGATCTCGGCTCGTTTGGCACAGGTCGCTTTGACCTTGCAGAACCTGCACCAGTCTCCGGCTGAGAAGTCTCCCTTGCCGTCAAAGGCGAGAGTGGCAATCGGTCTCACCGTCTCATCGGCCCATTTGTAGAGGGCATCTTTCCTCATCGTGAAAGAGCTGTAGTTGTCCCGCCTGGGCTGGATGATGGTCATCCTGACTTCATCAAAGTCGTAGATGCCGTCAAAGAGCTGAAGACAGCCGAGGGCGTAGAGCATGAGCTGCGGGTTTTCATGGGCATCAACGAGGACGCCCGTTCCATACTTCATGTCAAATAAATGAAGCGCTTGGTCTGCGAGAATGACGCAGTCCGCCGTGCCGAAGCCTCCCAGTACATAGTCGGAGAAGTCCAGCCGCTGTTCGATCAGGACGGCAGGATCCGGTGTGGTTTTCCTGACCGCTTCCAAGGCTTCCAGGATACGGTCGACATACTGCTCGGCGGCATCTTCCATTTCCTGTGAATACATGGAGAGGTCCTGAATCGGGTCTTCCGTCTCCATGCCCAGTGCCAGCTTCAGCCGGAATTCACAAAGGGCATGGGCTTCCGATCCCTCACGGGCGTACTCCGAAGCAAAGTCGGCTGCCTTTTCGTTCAGCCTTGCCGACGGCGGGCAGTGAAGCCAGCGTTCGGCGCTGGATGCGGATAAGGTTGCGTGCTTTGCCATTAGCCCAGTTCCTCCGCATCTTTCAAAAGGGATTCATAGTCCTCCGGCTTCACATCGGACAGACGCTCTGCTCCGTACTTTTGGATGAGTGCCTTCACGCCTTTGGTAAGACCGGCCTGTGATTTTTTGGCCAGCACACCTCTCACATCGGGCAAGGTGAGCTGTGGGATTGGTTCTTCCGTTTCTTCCTGGTCGCTTGCGATGGCCTTAGCCAGCAAAGCGATGCTCTCTGCCAGTGCACTCATGTCGTCTGCGACATCTTTCAGTAACTTGATGCGACTCATAGCTTGCCTCCTTCGTTTGTCGATTTCTGACCAGTTCATTTGCCATTCGCTTGGACAGGATGCTGATGGCGGTCAGAAGTCCGATCAGTTCCATGTCCTTTGCTTGTCGTGCTTTCATAAGCATTTCCTCCTGTTCTGAGGGCTGGTATCGTGTGTCCCTCACCTCCCCCTTGGACAGGAGGAGGGATTTTGGGCAAACGAGATTGAAAAAAGTTTTTGATGACCTAGAACCAGTCACGCAGTTTTCTCAGCAGGGTTTTGAAGATGATTGATTTCCGGTAGTTCACGGTTTTCCTCGGACAGCCGATCACTGATGCGATTGCCCGTTCGCTTAAGCCCTCCATGAACAGCTGGGTTATTTCCTGATCCCGGGGAGATAAGTTTTGAATTGCAATCTGGACAGCCTCTTTGAATGCTTTGTCTTCAAGCTCATCTGATAAATCGGATTCATCAGCGATGCAGTCGCCAAGCGTGCCCACATCCGGGTCATCATCTGTGAGCGGTGCATCCAGTGAAAGAAATTCACCATTTTTGTGGTAAGGACAGACATCACAGTCTGCGGCACATTTCCAGAGCAGATGTTTAGGGCAGAAGCAGCGTCCCGCTCGTTGTTCCCGCTTCCTGGCTTGATTGATACTGCGATTTAATTCCTGATATAGCTCTTCACTAACAGGGATTAGGTCGACACTGTAGGGGTCATTGGGTTTTCTTAATGGGTAGTAACGTTGTTTGTTGGATTGACTCTGATTGTCTTTGTTTGGCATAAGAAATTCCTCCGTTGCCTTGCTCCGGAACGGAGGAATTTCTGCTGACTGAAAATGAGCGCAAAAAGGCTTCTGCAGTCCTGCGGATTTCTCCGTCCGGGATTGCAGCCTTCCTGCTCATCAGTCGGCTGAAGTGGTATTTAGCTGTCCAATGAGAGACGTGAGCCACCGCTGATCAGGCGATGCATCTTTCATTGGCTGGTTCTTAAAACGCTCGCAAAGTCCATATCGCAAATAATTTATTTACAAAGCGACTGTGCACGTGGTAAAATAATGAAAACCACTGGCGCTGCTTGCGGGTCGGTTTAGAACCTAAATTGATTATGCAAAAGTGCTATCCGAGCTTTTGGTCTTCTTTAGTTCAACCTGGTTCAGCGTGGTTCAAAATCTGAAGGAAGGAGACAATGGCCTTGAATTTTCAAATGCTGTTTAAAATTCTGAAAAAGCATATGGCGGATGGAGATGATGTTCCGTATTTTTTCCGTGAACTGATGGCCATGATTACGAGTGTTACGGAGGAAGAGTGGGGCACATCGAAAGATCCTTCCAAAAAGATGAAAGATGAAACGCTGCGAAATTACTCAAAGAGGGGATTGTCAAAGACACTGGCTAAAAATATCGTGTATAGGCTGACACCGGATTTTTTGACAGAGAGAATTAACGAGCGAAATGAAACACAACGAAAATTGTTAGCCGAGGATTTGCAAAGTTATGACTCAACGATCGATGCAGAAAATGTCGGAAAAAGAGTTTCTGAATTGATGATTAGTGTTATTCAACAATCGGCCGGTTTGATATCTCAAAGTAAATTAGAAGCACAAAAGCAAGCTCAGCTGGCCTTCGATTTGAAAAATCAATACGGCAATTATCTTCTTGCTGAAGCTGAAAACACTTGTCCTTTTCCAGGCTGTGGCCGATCGCTCGTAGTCACAGGAAACCATAAATTTGCATCTCTCTTCGAGGTAGGCTTAATCGATAAACACGGGAAAGCCAGCCCGGAAAACTTGCTTGCGATGTGTCCTGGCTGTTACGCAACGTACTCACTGGATGACAACAAGAAAAAATGCAAAGAACTGAAGGCGGTAAAGAAAACACTTTTAGCAAGACGACAGATTATTCAAATGCTGGACGAGTTGCCACTAGAACGAGGCATTGTCGGTGTAGTTACGAGAATAAAAAAGCTCCAAATGCAGGATTTTGAGGAAGTGTCATTTGATCCCAAGGAACTGACTAAGAAGATCGATCCTTCTCATGAGCATCTCTTATATTTGACGGTAAAAAATTTTGTGCTCAGCTACTTCGTAACTGTTCGTGAAATTATGATGAACCTCGATAAACGAGGAGAAATTGACTACGGGAGCTTGCAAAACCAGATACATGCTATATATAGGGGCCTCTCCAAAAAGAATAAAAATCAAATGGAGGTATTTGCTGAGATCTCTGAAAAGATTCATCGACAGACGCTTCAAGAGGTCATCTATTGCCAAGTTGTCGTCTCCTATTTCATCCAGAGCTGTGAGGTGTTTGATGCAATTGCCGAATAAATTGTACTCATATAAAAACAGCACCCTGGCTTTGATACCAGAGGTGCTGAATGAGTTGAAGGATGGATCTAAGTCTGTTCATGAATTATATATGCTGACAAGACCAAGGCTGAGTGAAGCGACAGATTTTCTAGCGGTCATGGATTGTCTGTATGCTCTAAGAGCAATTGATATGTCAGATGAAGGCGAGGTGTTTTTGTGCTTGTAGAGATGAGTTCTCCAGTATTTAAAATAGGCGATCAAATTCGGAGTCCTATCCGTTTTCACAAAGGATTAAACGTTATATTAGGAAAAGCGGACGGGACAAATTCTATCGGAAAATCCTCTGCACTGCTTGCAATTGATTTTGTCTTCGGTGGGTCAAGCTATCTCACAAGCGACGGTGTTAAGCATCTGGGAGACCATACTATTTGCTTTGCTTTTGAATTCAATGGAAAAAAGCAGAGGTTTGCCCGTTCGACCAAAACGCCGGATCTAATACACCTATGTGATGACAAAAATAACCTGACGGAAGAATCCTGGGAAAAGGCTGAGTTTTTAACGTGGCTTCAAGAAAACTATCAAGCTGATTTTCATGGCATCTCATTCCGTGAAACGATTAGTGGTTTTTTTCGAATCTATGGTAAAGACAATCTGGATGAGAAAAAGCCCCTATACGGAATACAGGGCGACACCATGGAAAGATCAATTAAACGGGTTATTTGCCTTTTTGATCGTTACCAACAAATTGAGGTGCTGAATGCCAGGAAGGATGAGCAAAGGGAGCAACTTTCTGTATTTAGAAAAGCTCGAAATTATCAATTTGTACCGGCTCTGGTTGGCGGAAAAGAGCAATTTGAAAACAACCTGTCTCAAATAAATGAGCTCCGCATTCAATTGGAGAACCTGGAGAACGATCAGGTAGAGACAAATTCTCGTGATGATATTGAAAAAAGTCAGGCCAAGCGCCAACTGAAGCGAGAACAGATGGAGCTGGAAAATCAGCTCTCCGCATTTGAACGAAAAATGAAACTTTTGGATATGAGTCTTGAGTACGGTCTCTATCCGACTGAAGCTGATCTTAATGCATTACAAGAGTTTTTTCCGAAGGTTGATGTCAGAAAAATTTACGAGGTGGAAGGTTACCATCGCAAATTGGCGAGGATTCTGGACAATCAGTTCGAAGAAGAAAGACTAGAGGTTAGCCATCATATAGAGTTTCTGCGTGAGCAAATAAAACAGATTAAGGATCAGATTTTAGAGCTTGGCTTTTTCGGCGACCTTTCTCAAGAATTTCTCGACAGTTATTCAGATTTAAAGGGCAGGATCGATGCGCTTCAGCGACAGAATGATGCGTACCTGAAATTGACAGAACTGCAAGCTGCACAGAAAAAGGCTAACGATTTATTAAAGCAGGCAACGACAGTTATTCTTGCTGAAATAGAGGATGCCTTAAATGGCAAGATGAAAGAATATAATGATTCGCTCTTTGAAGATAGGCGAAGGGCTCCTACTCTGAAATTTAATGAATACAACAGCTATCGTTTTCAGACGCCACATGACACAGGCACCGGAACGAATTATAAAGGTCTGCTTCTATATGATCTGGCGGTGCTTGAGCTTACCGACCTTCCAGCCATTGCACACGACTCACTGCTTTTGAAAAACGTGGGCGACAGCTCCGTCGACGGCATCATGAAAATCTATGACCGCAGTGAAAAACAGATTTTTATAGCTTTTGATAAGCATCTTTCCTATACGGAGGACACTGCAAGAATCGTTGAAGCAAATACAGCTCTGGAGCTTTCAGATAATGGAGGTGAGTTATATGGAACCTCATGGAACAAGGGGTAATCACAATATGATGAAGACAAGCTACAAGAAGCTTTGGAAATTACTGATTGATAGAGACATGACAAAGACAGATCTCAGAAAAGCTGCAGGAATAAGCTCATCTTCTCTTGCCAAGCTTGGCAAAGATGAAAACGTGACAACCGATGTTCTGATGAGAGTTTGTAGCGCATTAAATGTTGAGCTAAATGAGATCGTTGAAACCGTAAGAAAGGGTGAGGCCGATGAATAATCAAACCTACAATAAAATCGTCAGTTTTATCTGGGGGATCGCTGATGACTCCTTGCGCGACGTCTATGTGCGCGGAAAATATCGAGATGTTATTCTCCCAATGACGGTTATTAGGCGTTTAGATGCCGTACTGGAAGACACAAAAGATGACGTTCTTAAAATGAAAAAACAACTTGATGCTGCCAAGATTGATAACCAGTGGCCGGCACTATGCAATGCAGCTGGGGAAGCTTTTTGCAATGCGTCGCCCTTCCTTTTGAAAGACCTTACCAGCCGCGCCAAGGCGCAAACCTTAAAAGCTGATTTTATTGCTTATTTGGACGGCTTTTCCCCGAATGTACAGCTCATCCTTGACAAGTTTAAGTTCCGAAACCAGATTGACACCATGGTCGATGCGGATATTTTGGGCTCTGTTATTGAAAAATTCACCTCCTCGGAAATTAACTTAAGTCCCAATCCGGTATACCTGGACGAAGAAAAAACGATACTCAAGCATCCAGGTCTGGACAACCATAATATGGGCACGATCTTCGAAGAGCTGATCAGAAAGTTCAATGAAGAAAATAATGAAGAAGCCGGCGAACACTGGACTCCCCGTGATGTCGTAGAACTCATGGCCGATATCATCTTTGTGCCGATTGCCGACAAAATAATGGACGCTTCTTATTCCTGCTATGACGGAGCCTGCGGCACAGGCGGAATGCTGACTGTTGCCCAGGACAGGCTGCAAACTCTTGCCCAAAGGCGTGGCAAAGACGTATCCATCCACCTTTTTGGCCAGGAAATAAATCCTGAAACCTACGCCATCTGCACGGCTGATTTACTCCTCAAAGGGGATGGTGAAGAAGCCCAGCATATCATGTATGGGTCTACACTTTCCGATGACCAGCATGCTGCACGGTCTTTTGACTTCATGCTCTCTAATCCGCCCTACGGCAAAAGTTGGAAAACGGACGCTGAAAAAATGGGAGGCAAGAAAAACATTCTGGACACCCGCTTCAATGCCTATTTGGAGGGTGGAGAGGCGATGCAGATGCTGCCGCGTGTGAGCGACGGACAGCTACTCTTTTTACTAAACAACATCTCCAAAATGAAGCAAGATACGGAAATCGGCAGCAGGATTGCCGAGGTCCATAACGGGTCGTCTTTATTCACGGGAGATGCCGGCAGCGGTGAGAGCAATGCCCGACGCTACATGTTTGAAAACGACCTCGTAGAAGCCATTGTCGCCGTACCGGAGAACATGTTTTATAACACGGGGATTGCCACCTATATCTGGATTCTGTCCAACAAAAAAGAAGAGCGGCGCAAAGGCAAAGTTCAGCTGATTGATGCGACGGCTATGAAATCGCCGCTAAAAAAGAACATGGGCCAGAAAAACTCGGAATTTACGCTGGAAATCCGCAAAGAGATTGTCCGCATCTTCTGCGAGATGGAAGAGAGTGATGTGAGCAAAATTTTCTCCAACGAAGATTTTGCTTATTGGTCGGTGACCGTGGAGCGTCCACTTAGACTGCGTGTCCATCCAGAAAATGAGATCCCAGACAGTGCTTTTAGAAGGAATGATAACCGGGAAGAAGTACGGCAAGCTGTAAAAAAAGCGGCGACAAGTGCCCCCTTGGATGACTGGACAGCCTTTTCTAAATCTACGGGGCTCAAAGCCGCCATGCTAAAGAGAATTCGTCCATTTATCACGGAAACAGACCCTGCTGCCAAGGCAGTAGATGGCGAAGCCGATACGGAGCTTAGGGATACAGAACTCATTCCTCTCACTTACGCAGGTGGCATAGAAGCCTTCATCGAAAAAGAAGTATACCCTTATGCGCCAGACGCCTATATAGACGAAAAGAAAACCCAAATTGGCTATGAAGTAAGCTTCGCTAAATACTTCTATAAGCCCATCGAACTCAGACCAATGGCAGAGATCATCGAAGACTTGCAGCGACTTGAAAAAGAGTCAGATGGGGTACTGGAAGGCATACTGGAGGGTCTGGTATGAGAAGGTATGAAAATTATAAGACTACACAATACGATTGGCTTCTTAAAGTGCCAGGACACTGGAAAAGTAGATCCATTCGGTCATTAACTGAGTTGAGTTCAGTCAGAAAAGGTAATAGCAGCGCAGAACTTTTGTCTGTCTATAGAGAATATGGCGTAATTCCCAAAGCATCGAGGGATGATAACCATAACGTGGAAAGCGCAGACCTTTCCAACTATAAAGTGGTACGACCTGGTGATTTGGTTATGAACAAGATGAAAATGTGGCAGGGTTCTTTAGGCATTTCAAGGTATGCTGGCATTGTTAGCCCCGCCTACATTGTTTGCCACATCATGGATAAAAAGGTAAATCGTTCTTATTTGCACATGCTATTGAGGTCAACGCCATTTAAAACATACTACAACCGCATGTCCTACGGTGTTCGTGTCGGTCAGTGGGACATGCGATACACAGATTTCAAGAACCTTCTGCTCTACCTTCCTCCTCTTGAAGAACAGGATCAAATTGTCCGTTACCTGGACTGGAAAGTGTCGGAGATCAATCGGCTGATAAGAATATGTTCAGAACAGCTTGCACTTTTACAAGAAGCAAGAAAAAAGGTAATTGCTGATACCTTAAAATCAGCTAACGATACCCGTCAAATACCCTTGAAACGGCTGTTAATGAAAAATCTGACAGGATCGTGGGGTTCTGACAACGCTGAGGATAAAAAACAGTGTATCTGCCTGCGTGTTGCTGATATGGATTTCATGTCTGGACAATTTGTAAATACCAAGCCGGAACAACTTACACATCGATACTATACTCAAAAAGAAATTGACGAGTTGACATTACAAAAAGGGGATATCTTGGTTGAAAAGTCTGGCGGCGGAGATAAAACCCCTGTTGGACGGACGGTAATTTTTGATAAGCCATATAAGGCTTTGTTTGCGAACTTTTTACAGTGTTTAAGGATAGATGAAAGAGTAATAGGCCCGAAGTATGCGTTATTAAATCTTCATTTGTTGCACTTTACAGGCGACATTAGAAGGATAATAAAGCAGACTACTGGTATTCAAAATTTAGACATGAATGCACTATTGTCAATCAAACTAGATGTTCCAAATTTAAATAATCAAAAGAAAATATTGTCCCAAATAGATAATCAACTGAAGAAGATTGATGAACTTACTGATAAAAAACATGAAAAAGTAGATCTTCTGGACGAACTCAAATCCCGTCTCATCTCCGATGTTGTCACCGGTCAGATTGACGTACGAGATGTAAAGGTTCCTGATTTTGAATATATCGAAGAAGAGTTTGACGAAGATCTTGATGAAGATCCGGCTGACTCAGATTTTGAAAATGAGGAGGATTGAGTATGGCTTTTTCCAACACCAAAGAAAGTGGTCTTGAATCCTTAATCGTAAAATATCTGGTTGAATCCAATGATTACGAGGAAGGGATAAACGCAGACTACAATAAAGCATATGCAGTTGATGAGACTCGCTTATTTTGCTTCCTCGAAGACACTCAGCCGGAAGAGATGGAAAAACTAGGTGTCTTCAAATCGGATACAAAGAAGCGACAATTTCTTAATCGCCTGTCCGGAGAGATTGCCAAGCGTGGCATTATTGATGTGCTACGCAAGGGCGTCAAGGTTTATCCTGCTGACCTAATCATGTTTTATCTGACGCCAACTGAAAACAATCGGCAAGCAAAGCTCATGTGGGAGAAAAATATCTTCAGCGTGACACGGCAGCTTCGTTATTCGCAGGATGCGACAAAGCTCGCTCTTGACCTTTGTTTGTTCATAAACGGGCTCCCAGTTATAACTATGGAGCTAAAAAATCAGCTGACCAAGCAAAAAACGGAAGATGCTGTGCGCCAGTATAAAGAAGATCGAGATCCTCGAGATCTGATTTTTAACTTTAAACGCTGCATCGTTCACTTTGCTTTGGATGATGCAACGATTCAGTTTTGCACAAAACTTGCAGGAAAAGACAGCTGGTTTTTACCCTTCAATAAAGGCTATAACGATGGCGCGGGAAATCCTCCAAATCCACATGGCTTGATGACGGATTATCTGTGGAAGGATATTCTGACCAAGAGGAAGCTATCCCGCATTATTGAGAATTATGCCCAGGTCACTGAAGAAGCGAATCCTGATACCAAGAAGAAGACCATCAAACAAATCTGGCCGCGTTACCATCAGTTAGATTGCGTAGAAAAGCTTTTAGCGGATGTCAAACTAAGTGGCGTCGGGAAACGATATCTCATCCAACACAGCGCCGGCAGTGGGAAATCCAATTCTATCGCCTGGCTGGCTCACCAGCTCATAGGACTGGAAGAGGGTGGTCGTCCTATGATTGATTCTGTGCTGGTTGTGACTGACAGGCGGATTTTGGATAAGCAAATCAGAGATACAATCAAACAATTTATGCAGGTCAAGAATACTGTTGCGTGGGCAGAGTATTCTCGTGATTTGCGCCAGGCCATTCAAGATGGCAAACGAATCATCGTGACCACGATCGAAAAATTTCCCTATATTATTTCTGAGCTGGGTCAGGCGCACAAAGACAATCAATTTGCCATCATCATTGACGAAGCACATTCAGGTCAAAGTGGCCGAAATTCCGCCCAGATGAACCTGGCACTTTCTGGTCAGGCTGCAATGGATGAGCTGGACAATGAAGACAAAATCAATGCCATGATGGAAGGGCGCAAACTCGTACCCAAGGCCAGCTATTTTGCTTTCACGGCAACGCCTAAAAATAAGACTGAGGAAATGTTTGGCACCATGTATGAGGTCGACGGGGAAATAAAACACCGTCCTTTCCACGTTTACACGATGAAGCAGGCTATCCAGGAGGGTTTCATTCTCGATGTGTTAAAGAATTACACAACCATAGATTCCTGGTACAAAATTATGAAAACGGTTGAAGATGATCCCATGTTTGACAAGAAGCGGGCACAAAAGAAACTACGTAGCTTTGTCGAGGGTAACTCAGATGTCATTGCCAAAAAAGCGGCTATGATAGTCGAGCACTTTCATGAACAGATTATAGCCAAGAGGAAAATAAACGGTCAGGCAAGAGCGATGGTGGTAACGGCAGGTATAGGGCGCTGTGTTGAGTATTACTATGCGATCAACAAATGTCTCGCAGAACGACGCAGCCCTTATAAAACCATTATTGCCTTTTCCGGTGAACACAAGTACAAGGGGCTGGAACCTGCCCTTGCATCTGCGGCGCTCAATGGCTTTCCGGATGCAAAAATACCTAAGGAATTCAAAAAAGACCCCTTTCGCATACTTATTGTAGCTGACATGTTTCAAACCGGATTTGACGAACCCCTGCTGCAGACGATGTATGTGGATAAACCCCTTTATGACATCGCAGCGGTTCAGACACTCTCGCGGCTCAACAGATCTTATCCTGGCAAACATGATGTTTATGTTCTTGATTTTGCTAATAAAACTTCTGTCATTGAGGCTGCATTTTCCAAATTTTACAGGACAACCATTTTGTCCGGAGAAACTGACCCAAACAAGCTATATGACCTTATTTCCTTGATGGAAAGTTATCAGGTTTATGACAACGATCATGTTGAAACACTGGTTGAGCTGTTTCTGAACGGGGCGGAGCGCGACAGGCTTGATCCCATTCTCGATGCCTGTACGGCTGTCTATAAGCAGCTGGAAGTAGATGATCAAATCAAGTTCAAAAGTGCGGCCAAGTCTTTCGTTCGCACGTATGGTTTTCTGGGTTCGATTTTGCCCTACGGAAATATCGACTGGGAGAGGCTCTCCATCTTTCTAAATTTACTCATTCCCAAGCTGCCATCTCCAGGCACAGATGATCTATCTGAAGGTATCCTTTCTACGGTTGATCTGGGCAGCTATCGAAACGAAGCAAGAGAAGCAATTTCCATAAAGCTTGAAGATGAGGACGCCGAAATACCACCCGTTCCCGCAGGCAAAGTAGGCTTCATTGTTGAGCCTGAAATGGATCTACTTTCTAAGATCATCCTGGATTTTAATGATATGTTTGGGAACATCAACTGGAAAGATGCGGATAATGTACAGCGTCAAATTCTTGAAATTCCTGCCATGGTATCTAAGAACAAGCAATATCAGAACGCTATGAAAAATTCCGACGAGCAGGAGGCACGTACTGAAAGTGAACGCGCCCTGCAGCAGGTAATTTTTTCCATCATGTCCGACAATATGGAGCTGTTTAAGCAATTTCAGGATAATCCTTCCTTCAAAAAATGGCTCTCTGATTTGGTTTTCAATTTGACCTATAACACGGAGGGGAAGCCATACGTCAATCAAGATGATTTGTCGAGTAGTGACCAGAGCTTAAATCGTGAATATCCGAAAATTAAATCGGAAGATTTGAAATATCTTTCGGTTGCTGAAGGTAAGGCACCATTTACAGATGAAACCTAACATGTGATTTTGGAGGTGGCTCTAAGCATGAAAAGAGGTAAAAACATCAATTTATTCCTGATGGACGGAGACGCTTCCGGTCGCATCAAATGCACGTTGGCCAACTGGACCGGTATCGCCTATAAAATTCCACGCACCATGCTGGATAAGGCACGGGAGATCACTTATCTTGACCAGACAGGTGTCTACTTTCTTTTCGGCACTTCCGATGATAGCGGAGACCCTGTTGTCTATATCGGCCAGGCAGGTATTCGCAAGAACGGGCGGGGCATCCTCTGTCGTCTGGATGAGCATCGCCGTGACAGCAAGATGGATTATTGGACGGAGGCCGTTGCCTTCACCACTTCAAATAATTCATTCGGCCCAACGGAAATCAGTTATTTAGAAAATCGTTTTTGTAACATGGCGATTGATGCGAAACGCTATTCAGTCAAAAATGGCAATGACCCAAGCCCCGGCAACACCACTGAAGAAAAAGAGAGTGAGCTGGAGGAGTTTATCTCCTACGCAAAACTAGTCATGGGAGCCCTAGGCTACAAGGTTTTTGAGCCCATAGTGGCCAGCAAGCCTACAGTGATTGAGATTAGTCCCATTGACGATGAACCTAACTTGTATTTCAAGACCACGAAGGCCGAAGCCACAGGGAAACGAACACCGGAGGGATTTGTCGTTTTAGCCGGAAGCAAGATTTCTCTTTCTATGACGAAAAGCTGTCCTGACAATGTCATCAACTATCGTGAGAAATATGCAGGGAAAATTGATGATCAAGGATTTTTAATGGCTGATTTGCTGTTTACCAGTCCTTCTGCTGCCGCAGGCTTTGTTGGCGGTTCCTCTTTAAGCGGGAATATAATGTGGAAAGATGAATCCGGGAAAACCCTAAAAGACCTTGAAAGCACCGAATAAGGACATTCCCTAAAAAAGATTGCCCAAAACTGAATAACTTGTCCAAGGGGATATTGAGAGGAAACTTTCAATTTCCCTTTTTGATGGCTCCTCTCGAAATAATCCGAGAGGAGCTTTTTTCATGGAACAGATGATTTTTGTCTGCTCGCCTTATCGAGGCGATATTGAGACAAATACAAAACTGGCGAGACGATATTGCCGCTACGCTGTAGACAAAGGATTCATCCCGATTGCACCACATCTTCTTTTTCCACAGTTCATGGATGACAACGATTCGGAGGAACGAAAGCTGGTCATTGAGATGAATCTTAGAATTTTACAGAGGTGTAGTGAACTCTGGGTCTTCGGCCGGGAAATCACCATCAGCATGTGGCAGGAAATCAAGGCGGCTCAGGAGCTGGGCATTCATGTTCACTATGTTGGTACGGAGGAGGTGTGAGAATGCGGGATTTGTCAATCGCCTATGGCAGTAGCTGCTACGCCAAGAAATGGTCAAATAAGACCATCACCTTTGATGAACTAAAAGAGCGGCTTAAGGTTACCATCCGTACACCTGAATCCGCTGAAGAATACAGACGTATGACGAAAGCTGAGCGGCAGACAGCCAAAGATCACGGCGGTTTTGTTGCCGGGGTTTTGACCGGAGGACGAAGGCTCGCCAATACCGTAGCTTCCCGCTCCATGATTGCACTCGATGGTGACTATATTGAACCGGAGTTTCTTGAGAACTTTGAATCATTAACGCCTTATGCTTCCTGCTTTTATACGACGCACAGCCATACGCCGGAAGCCCCGAGAATCAGGATTATCTTCCCGCTTACAAGGGATGTAAAGGCGGAAGAATTTGTCGCCGTGGCACGCTTTCTCGCAGATATGCTCGGCATCGACTATTTCGATTCCTGTTCTTATCTTCCCAATCAGCTCATGTACTGGCCAAGTACGCCGTCTAACGGCGAGTTTATTTTCAAGGATGTGGACAAAGTCTGGCTTGATCCGGACGATGTCCTCAAAAAACATCCTGGCTGGCAAGATCCGGCACAGCTACCCACTTCCTCCAGAGAGAGCAGGGCTAATTCGATGGAAGTTAAAAAGGTACAAGACCCGCTCACAAAAACAGGCGTGGTCGGTCTTTTCAACCGCACCTATTTCCCCATTAGCACGGTGATGGAGGAGCTTTTATCGGGCATCTATGAAGCAACAGATAATCCGAACCGTTATCACCTGATTAACTCGGATAGCCTTCCCGGTGTTGAGATCAAAGAAAACGGCAAGTTCGTCTACAGCCACCACGCAAAAGATATCGCCTACCTGAAACTCTGTAATGCTTTTGATCTGGTTCGCCTGCATAAGTTCGGTGACGACAAGAAAAGCTTCAATCAGATGTGCGAGTTCGCCATGTCACTCGACAAGGTAAAGCTATCCAGCATTGAGGAAAAACGAAAGCAGGCCGGAGAGAATTTCAGCAGCGAGGATGCGGACTGGCAAAAAGACCTCCAGTACATGTCCAGAAGCACAGTCCTGCAAAACAGCGTCTGGAACGAGATGCTGATATTAAACAATGACCCCGACTTTGCCGGTTTTGCCTATAACGAGATGGCGCATCGGGTTCAGGTTACAGGCGAAGTTCCCTGGGATCGGCCACTGGATAACAAGTTCTGGCGGGATGCCGACACAGCCCAGCTCAAAGCCCTGCTGGACGTTCGCTATGTCCCTTTTTCCGACCGCAACCATAACGTCAGCTTTACCAAGGTGGCTGATGACAGACGTTTTCACCCTATCAGAGATTATCTGGATTCCCTTCCTCCCTGGGATAGAAAGGTGCGGGTGGAAACCCTCTTTGTTCGTTACCTAAAGGCGGACGACACGAAGTATGTCCGCACGGTTTCCAGAAAGACTTTAGCTGCGGCGGTAGCCCGAATCTACGAGCCGGGCACAAAGTTTGACAGTATGACGGTCATCGATGGGGCGCAGGGCATCGGCAAGGGCACCATGTGGCGATCCCTGGCGGGGGATGACTATTTTTCAGATTCCCTTTCGCTTACTGACATGAGCGACAAGTCTGCAGCTGAGAAACTCCAGGGCTTTTGGATTATTGAGATCAGCGAACTTGCCGGAATGAAAAAAGCGGACATCGAAAAGGTCAAGTCCTTTCTATCCACAGCGGACGATAAATACCGTCCCAGCTACGGCAAGGTCGTGGAAAGCCATCCCAGGCAGTGCATCATCGTCGCTACGGTCAATGGAGAGCGGGGCTATCTTCGTGACATCACAGGCAACCGTCGATTCTGGATTATTAAATGCCACCAGACGGAGCAGCGCGTGGACTGGACGATTACGCCCGAGGAGCGAGACCAGATCTGGGCGGAAGCCAAGTACTACTACGAACAGGGCGAGAAGCTCTATCTCGAAGGCGACCTTCTGCGGGCGGCGGAAGATGCCCAGAAGAGCGCAATGGAAGCGGACGAGCGTCAGGGTCTGGTTGAGGAGTATCTTTCCCGGCTCTTGCCGGACAACTGGGCGGATATGGATGTCTACGATCGTCGCAATTACCTCGAAGGCGATATTACATCGGACAAGGGTTCCATAAGGCGCACCGAGGTCAGCAATGCCGAGATCTGGTGCGAGTGCTTCGGCAGAAACCTCGCCGACTTAAAGCCCGTCGATTCCTATGCCATCGCTGCCCTGATGGTTCAGGTCGATGGCTGGGAGCGCACCGGAAAACTCAGGACACTTCCCATTTACGGGCGGCAGCGGGTCTATGTCAGAACTGAACAAGTCACAAGCTGAACAACTTCTCTAGTTAATTACTTGAGAGAAAACACTAGATAAAAGAGTAAATGGCACAGGCGTACACGCGCGTAGCAAATATAGGAAATTCCTGTTCAGCTTGTACGCCTGTTCATCTGGAGGGGGAAAAATATGAGAGAAAAGTCCATCGAACAAAAATTAGTGAAGGAAGTCTCAAGTCAGGGCGGTCTCTGCTGGAAGTTTACGTCTCCCGGAACTGCCGGAGTGCCCGACAGGCTGGTGCTCCTGCCCTACGGCAAGACGGGCTTCATTGAAGTCAAAGCCCCCGGCAAAGAGCCGACCGCACAGCAGCTATACCGACATAAGCAATTAAGGAACTTAGGTTTTCAGGTCTTTGTCCTGGATGACCCGGATGCGATTGGAGGGATATTAGATGCAATACAAGGCGCATGATTATCAGGAATACGCCAAGCAGAAAATCATTGAGCAGAAAGCCTGCGGTCTCTTTTTAGAGCCGGGGC